GCGTTGCGCAAAACGACCGCATCACCATTTCGAGGATGCCGGATGCTGGCAAGTTCCAGATCAGGACCGCGACCGATACCGGCACGATGTGGCTTTCGGCAAATGTCTCAACCTATCAGATCGAAACGGCGCTTGAAGACATCGAGCCGGGAGAGTTCTTGGTGGCTAGAGATGCAACGGGAGAGACGATCAAGATTGAAATTAAGCGGACTGCGGTGGGAGTGAATCCGGCCATCACGGTTTCCGAGACGTTTATTGGCCCAATCGGCGTGACGATGACGCTGGACACATCCAAGGTTCTGCGATTGCTGGACGCGGCTAGCGTGGCACTGCCAACTGCGGCGGTCTTGACCTTCTCTCGCGGGACGGAAACGCAATTTTCGCAACTGGTGACGTTGGCTCCGGTATTGTTGAGTCACGGTCAACCTGTTTGACGGCTTGAAAAATGAATGAGGCGGCACTTGATCGGTATTACCGGGGAACTCTCAGGCACTTAGAGCGCGCCTTTAGATTTCAGCGCACCATGACCGCGCCGGAATGGTCCGAGAAGGTCCGACGCATGGAGGGCGGCAGACGCTTTCGCTTTGATTTCGCCCCGTATCAACGCGAAATGATGGAAGCGCCCTACGATCCACGCGTGCAGATGACCGTTTACATGCTCGCCTCGCGCATGGGAAAGACCGAGGTCGTGATGAACCAAATCGGCCACAGCATCGCAGAGGCGCCTCGTCGCGTTCTTGTCATGTATCCGACGATCTCGCAGACCGAGAAGTGGAGCAAAGAGACGTTGATGGGCGAGCTGGTCAATCCGACGCCCGATCTGGCCTCACTCATTGGCGACGATTCTGGGCGGCGCAAAAGCGGGAACACAATCCTTCACAAGCTCTTCCCTGGTGGCCTTGTGAATGCCTTCGGGTCAAATGCCCCAGGTGAGATGCGCCGCGCAAAGGGAAATTTCCTTTTCGCGGACGAAATCGACGCCATTGAATCGACCGAGAGCGACGAAGGCGATCCGCTCGAAATCTTCTGGGTCCGAGGTTCCGAATATGCGGACACAATCAAGATCGCCGCGAGCTACCCATCCGTGAAGGGCAAAAGCAAAATCGAGGCGTTGATGCTCCAAAGCGATTGGCGGGTCTGGATCGCGCCCTGCCCACATTGCGCCAAGGAGTTTGTCCTGCATCGCCGCCAATTGAAATATGACCGCAATAAGCCCGAGGATGCATGGATTGAATGCCCCGAGAGCGAATGTCGAATCACCGATGCGGAGCGGATGGAGATGATTCGGAACGGCAGATGGCAGGCCACGCGACCGTTTAATGGAATCGCTGGTTTCCACGGTTCGCGGATGATGTCACCGCACCCGCCGCAAAAGGGATTCGCGAGTCATCTGCATTGGGCGGCGGTCGAGGAGCTGAAGATCGAGGCGGCAGACAATCGCGAGAAGGCAAAGCGCGTCTTGATTAACACCTTCGACGCTGAAACTTACCAGGCGCCCGAGGAGGAGATGCCGGATCCGGTGGGCCTTGCTCAGGAGGCTTACGACTACCTCGAGCGCGTTACGGAGAACCAGTTCAAGATTCCTGCCGGCGTTCTGGTCGTCACCGGAGGTTGCGACGTTCAAGGCGACCGTTTGGAGTTTGAGTTTGTCGGCCACGGTGCGAACGGCCAGACTTGGGGACTAGGGTATCACATTCTGAGCGGGGGCACGATGGAGCCGGAAGTGTGGCAAAAGCTCGATGCGCTGCTCCAGACCGAATTCCTGCACCCGTGCGGCAAGGTGCTGCGAGTCGCCTCCGTTTTCATCGACTCGAAATATCGGCAGGCCCAAGTGCTAGCCTTTACCAAGGTCCGACAGGCTCGCGGCGTCTTTGCGATCTTCGGTTCGACCGTGCTTGGCAAGCCCATTGTCTCGCAGCCCAAGAGGGAAAAGCGAGGGACGTTCTTTGAGATCGGCACTCACGAATGCAAGAGCATGATCTACCAGAACGCTGCCCTCCGCCAAGATCGCAAATCTTCCGCGTTCCCGCATAATTACATGCATTTTCCCAGCGGCCATGGTTATACGCCGGAATATTTCCAGCGCCTGCTGATCGAGAAGGTCACGCTGAAAAAAGGACAAGACGGAAGCTTCTACGAGTTTTTCGACAAAAAGGACAAGCGCGACCGGAACGAACCGCTCGACGTTCGCGTCTACAACATCGCCGCAGCCAAAAAGCTCGACATTGCCTTTGCCACGATTGCCAAAAAATACGCTGAATATGCGGCCAAGAACGTGCCAGATCGAGGTAAAGAGCGCGAATATACGCTCGATTTCGTAGCCGATTAACCAAAAGCCCTTGAAATCGGGCTTTGTTTTGTCGAGTCATCGACATGGCAGCTTTACCCTCCCGCGCCTTTTGCGGCGAATCCATCGAATTTACGGCAACTGTAACGTCAGGCGCTACAGGATCGGCTCACTTTCGCAGCATTGACACTGGCGACGTTGTCACGGTTCCGCTGTCAGTATCGGAAAGAACGGCAACCGCTACCTATCCGCCCGAAAAGACGGCAAACCTGCCAGCCGGGATTTACGTTGTTGCGCTGACGCTCGAGGTGGCCGGGATTCGGTCGGTTGAGTCCATAGGCAATATCACGCTGCAAGCCCCGCCGGATCGCGCTCCGCTGCCGAGTCATGCGCGGAAGATGGTCAAGGCTTTGGAAGCGCACCTTGAGGGCCGAATCAGCGATGACGAAGGCCGAGGACTTGAGACTTACACGGTCGGAGGTGTTCCCATTACCAAAATCTCTTTGATGGACGCTCGCGAGCTTTTGACCAAATACCGGCGCGACCTCGACACCGAGATCGCCAAGGCTCGCGCTGATGCAGGGCTTTCCAACGGTCGAACCATTTACTCCCGCTTTGAATGAAACCATTACTTTACGGTCCCAACAATAAGCCAATCCGCCTTCGTAATTTTGACGCGGCCAAGGGAACTCGATACACCAACGATTGGGTTGCCGGGACAGGCCCAGCGGATAACGCGATCAAGCAGGATGCCAAGTCACTGCGCGACCGTGCGCGGGATTCTGAGCGGAATGATGGCTACATCGAGGGCGCGTTGATGGCTTTGGAATCCAACGTCATCGGCCAGCATGGTATTCGCATGAAATCGCTCGCCCGTCGAGCAGATGCGAGGAGCAAAAAGGGCTTGTCAAACAGCGCCGATAACAACGCGAGAGCAAAGGTTGAGGAGGCGTGGGAGGATTTCTCCCGGCGTGGCAATTTCGACGTTACGCGCCAGTTCTCACGCGCTGCTTTCGAGCGTCTAGCCTTGCGCTCTGCCGTTCGCGATGGTGGCTTTTTGACACGCACCATCGAGGGCTTTCCGAAAAACGATTTCCGCTTTGCCGCGCAGGGCATCGAGATCGACGCGCTCGATCCGCATCACCGGAACGATGCCGCTCGTATCTACATGGGCGTCGAGTTCGACGAGTGGGACGAGCCGATCAGATACCACCTTAGGAAAATGGATCCTAAGAGCGGCAGGTATACGCGCGAAACGTTCGCCGTTGGGTCCGATAACATGATCCACACCTTTTTGGCTCGACGCATCAACCAGAGCCAAGGCTACTCTTGGCTTGCCAACGCGCTCCTTCGCCTTCGGCATCTTGCCAAATTTGAAGAGGCCGAGGTCATCGCCGCCCGTATCAGCGCAAACAAGCTTGGCTTTTTCAAGCAGACCGGAGAAGCGCAATACACTGGCGATGAGGACGACGACGGCAAGGCCATTGCGCCCTCCGCACCAGGCACGTTTGAGACGCTGCCGCATGGCGTCGAGGCCCAGATGATTGATCCGGCCCATCCCAACAGCGCTATGCCTGATTTCCGCAAGGCCATTCTGCGCGGCGTCTCCCCCGGCATCTACGTCAATTACAACACATGGGCGCAGGATCTTGAGGGCGTTTCGTATTCTTCTATCCGGCAGGGCGTCCTTTCAGAGCGCGACATCTACAAGATTCTCCACTCTTGGTTCATCGACACGTTTGAGATTCCGCTTTTTGAGCGTTGGCTCCGCATGGCCCTCTTGATGGGTAGGATTGAAGGCTATACCCTCCTTGATTTCGACCGCCTGTCCCATGTCGAGTTTTCCGGCAGGACGTGGACCTGGGTCGATCCTGTCGGCGACATCGAGGCCATCGAGCGGGAAATTGCCTTGTCACTCAATTCCAGAGAGCGTGCGGCCAAAGATCGCGGCCTCAATATCGACAAGATTATTGCCGAGAATGAGGCGGACAATGCCAAGCTGGAAGCGGCAGGGCTGTCTACGGCAATTGGGAAAGCGCCCCCGCCTCCCGGTAACGTTTAAAGCTCGCCCCAGCACTTCCGAGGAACCGAGGAGATCACGCTCAAGCAATCCTCTTTTTCGGCGTCGGTCATTTTCGATTTCTTGATCATCGCGGCGATCTCGTCAAAGAGGACATTTTGAGCGGCCATTAGCTCGTCTACGTTGGCCAGCTCCCTGCGCTTCCGGGCATTGTCCATTTCCAGCCCCTCCGCTCGCGCTGTAGCCTCTCGCGTCCTTGCCTCCTCCAAGGACATCGCGCCTTCACTGCGAGCTGGTGGAGGGCGAAGCTGAGCGATCTCAAAGATGTCGTAGAGTTTTGCGCCGTTGTCCCCATCCTCGTATTTCAGCCCCAGGTGCGATGCGCGTTTTTCGACCGTCTCGCGGTTGGTGCGAAACATCGAGGAAAGCTGTTTGATCGAAAACCGTTGCATTACCGTCTTTTGCCTGAGTGAGCTTGGGCGCGTTTGGCGATCTTGTCCGCGATTCGCTGGCGCATCTTAGCCGCGCTTTTATTGACGCCCTCCTGCAATGCTGGCGCTAGGACTTTGCTGGCGTGATCCATGTCAACGCCTTCAATCGTAAGTTCAATGGCCGGAATCAAAATCGTGCCTTTGTCCTCCGCTCCTGCGTTTTCGATCTTCTTGCGAAGCGATGCGACCTTTGCGCCAAGATCCTGCGCCATTTTCAGAAACAGCGATTTGCTGTATTTGATCGCGGAGATGCGGCGATTATAAAGGCGTTGGGCCTCCCTTTGGTTGCCATTGCCGCGAGTAAATCCGGCCTTTGCTGCCAGCGCGTTAAAAAGCCCGGTTTTCAGATTGGGAATCGACGATTTCTTTGCTGCCGTTGCTGATTGATTGGCTTTAAACGCAACATCTATTGCTGTTGATTTCACAACGGTTTTCAAATCTCGCGACGATTCCTTCTCGTATGCCTGCAATGCAGCCATAAACTCGCGAACGTCTACCGATGCCGTTATTCTGTCCATGCTCAACTAAACCACGCTTCCGCATGTTCGCCAAGGATCTCCTGCATCTTTGCCGATGCGCTCCTGCCTGGTGGCACAATGTCGCAGCCGCGCTCGAAAAGGTCCGCATTCCGCAATTGCATACCGATGCAGAGCGGCAGTTCGTCCATGTAGTATGCCCAAGTCTGGCCGGGGAGCTTTGCTGCTACGGTCGAAACGTAGTCAGCATCGCTCCCGATCACTCCCCCACGTTGGAGGTGTCGCGGCCACCGGAGGGAGATTCAACAGATGCCGAGACGGTCTGAATATCCTCGCAGATCATGTTGAGAAGCTGGACGGCTTCGATCTCCTCCGCTCCGCCGATTTCTCCGCCCTCCTTGTCCCACCATGCCATCATCTC